CCCAGTTGTAGCAAACTGCAAATCTTTTATAGTCACTCGTACTATTGCCTATTTTCTGCAAATACCGCTGGCACTTCGCCAATGTCTCTCCGTAGCTTTCGTGCGGGAAGTCGATAGCGCTGTCGCCAACGTTCAGGCAGACGCCTGTGATTTTCCCGCCATCTGGAAACCCGCCAAACTCCATGTTCATAAACAGATTGTTTGCATTTGGGGATATACCCGTGGTGTCAACGGGTATCGTTACCCTTGTCCAATCTGAGTAGTTACCAAAAGAGTTAAATGTCGTTATATCTACATTATCAGTTCCGCTACCCGCCGAGTTTCTAAAGTTTATGTAGATAGAGGTGCCACTAAAGTCTCCCTTTAAGTACATGGAAAGAGTGTACATTTGTTGCGGGAAAAAACCCTGACGTGTAAGCTCAACACCCGTGCCTAAATTGTTGCCGCCACCTGTTACATTAAAGAAAAGACTGTATTCAAAACCGTCTGGTGCATCTGTGCTTCTTTCTATTGTACCAGTTGCTGATGGATTATATCTCCAAAATCTATCCGCTGTATAGTTAATGCCAGAACCCGCTGCGTGTGAGGTTCCTCTTTGCCAGACAGTTAGACCACCATTCACCACCATGTTGGAGCCAGTGATAGCCCCATCGTCAACCTGATTGCCAAGATCGGCTAGTTGCCTTGCCTTGCTCATGTCACACCTCTTGGCTTGCTAAGTGTGCGGCGTAAGCATCCTTAACCGCTTGGGTGTGAACTGCGTTACAGATAGCTTGAACCTCAGTGCTTTCACCTGTGATGTCATCGTTAGGTGCAACGACATGGCGTGAGAAGCTGCGGCTGATCTCTGCGTCACCATCAAAGATAACACGGGCAGAGCGAACCTGAATGTGTTTGTATGGCCCCACGATCTCGATTTTATCCTGTTCTGTGCGTTCTGTTAGTGCCATCTATTTTATCTCCTGTGATGGTTGGACTGACTACCCTGTGATCCAACAGGGGTTGGTTATGCTGATGTGTTGTAAGAGAAATTAAATCTAAAACGTGAGTTGCTATCTAAGTGTGTAACCCAATTGAGGGTAGTCATACCCCCAGTATTTCCATTGTCCCTAAAAAACCATATCTGTGTACTGCTTGGCGGGATCATGGACATGTAGTCTAAATTGGATATGTTTATTGCTCCACGTTCTATGTTTACGAATACAGGGTGATAGTCTGTAGGGCCAGACGATTCAGACGCAAAAGGTAATCCCGTAACATAAAACTGTCCTGACCCGTTGGTGCCAGAATTACCATATACTGTTCCTGATATGGTTACTGTACGCCCTATCTTTGTATAATGACCGCCCTGCAAAACATATGCACCTGAGTATTGATTAAAAGCAGGCGTCCAAGTCCCCTCCTCATAGTCATCCAGCTTATTAGCCGACCCAGTCCCGCCAAGGTAGACACCGCCAGACAGGTGGAGGTCTTTGAAGCGGTAACTAGGATGACCCACACTTAGTATGTCATCTGTAGCAGTACCACTCCCATTTGTTGGCATTAACTCACTAGCTGTAAAGCGTATGCCTCTGTCTGTACCATAGACTGCAAAACGCCCAGAATTAGTCCCAATACTCCCCACAGAACTTCCTGATTTTTGCAGATCGATAATCGTTCCGTCTGAGGTGGCACGATCCACAGTCAAAACAGTTGAGCCATCGTTGTCTACAGTTAGACCGCCAGTAAAGTTCTGGTTGTTTACAGTGAAGTCAGCAAACGTAATGAACTCAAGCACATCACCAGTTGCGGCACCAGATGTTAAAACAATGTCAGAGCCGTTTGCCGCCGTGTAATCGTCTGTCAGCTTAAGCAACACGCCGTTGAGGTACACTTGTATGAACTGACCGCCAGCCACATAACCAATAGTGGCAAAGCTGGTCTGCCCAGAGGTAGCCGTGAACGTCTGCCGCGTTTGCGTGGCCTGTGGAACTGGTGCGGGGCCTATGTATCCTGACATTATAAAGCTCCTATGATGAACGCCAGTAGCTCGCTGTAGCGAACCCCAAGCCTAGTGCGCTCTGTAGCACCCTCTGGCGCTTCTTCTTGTGTGTCATATGTATCGGTGCGGGTGTAGGCATCAGCGGCTTCTACAGCCTCAGAGACTACGTTGCCTTCTTCGTCAAGCACCTCTGCCACAGCTTCTACCGCTGGCACCTCAACGTCATGCTCCCACCAAGTTGTAGAAATAAACATGGCGTAATCACCAGCGTCTAAACCTTCAGCCGCAAATGCTGCTTGTAGATCCTGTGCAATGATACCGAAGTGTGTTCTGGCTTCATCGCCTTTCTCTGCCACTGCATCCTTCCAGCGGAATTTACGCAGCAACCCCTTGGCAGCTACAGCTACACGTTGTTCTGCGTCAGATAGCTCTGCAATGTCTTGCTTTTCGTTGCGGTCAGATGTTTGGATGGTTCCGTTGGTGGCGTAGATGTCATCGAAGCGCCTAGAGCTCGCTCCAAGATCAGATACATTATCTATTGTAGGATAAATTAAACTAGTGCCACCAAAGGCTAAGTTTGAGTTAGCTTGTGTATTTCCAGCAATGTATATACTAGTAGATGAGCCGTTCCCAATGCTCCCCACAGTGGAGCCGTCTTTGGCGAAATAAGCAATAGCCCCATCAGTATTGGTTCTATTGAAAGTGGCGGCAGCACCAAAGCCTTGCTCAACAGTCAACTTAGATGAAGCAGTCGTAGTCCCCACCAGCAAGTTACCGCCGCTGATGCGCATGGCTTCTGAGCCGCCCATCTTTACCCTAAAGCTGCCTGAGCCAACATTACCGCTGTCAACATCAAAAGTAAAAGCACTGTTGCCCTGCTCAATATTAGAATAGTATCCAGCACTGTCACTATCTTCCAAACGTATTTGAGGAAATGTAGAAGAAACATGTAACTCAACGCTGGGCAAACTCGTCCCCACGCCCACCCGATTATTCGCGCTGTCAACGTGCAGGGTGCTTGTGTCTACCGTTAGATCACCGCCAATGTCAGCATCGCCGCCAACATTCGCAGCCGTGGTGCTAAGGTTTACCGCCTTGGTTCCAATGTAACCCGCCATCTTATGTTTGCTCCAGTACGCTGACGATCACATCCGTTGAACTGGCTGTATCGCTGGTGACAACCACGGTGTCTGTAGTTTCCAAGATGACCTTGCCGTCTAGCACTGACAGCGCTGAGTTGGCTGGGATCGGAGCGCCCTTGACCAAGTAAACCCCAGCGCATTGGACATCCACGGCAATCTGGCTGGTTGTGCGGTTTGCTAGGTTGCAGCCGATCACGACTGCCGTAGTCGAGGATGGAACGGTGTATGTCGTAGTGGCGCCGGTTCCGACGCTTGCTGAAGTATAATTTTTAAATGTATTAGCCATGATTTACCCCAGAGCGATAGACAACGCCAAGGCTATTCCAGCCTCATCAAAGTCGGTTGTGTTGGATGTTGCAGCGGAGCCAAGGCCCAGCGTTGTGCGAGCCGCAGAGGCGTCAGCATCATCAATTAAAGAAGCCCCATATGTACTGATGGTGCTTGCCTCAACTTTGTCTGTGTTTAAATTTCCAAAGTTCGCATCGACTTCCGCGTGGGTTAGCGGTGAGCCTTTGCCAGCGCGGGTTACGATGGTTGCCATTAGTCGAGCCTTACCTTCAAGTTGCCAGATGAAATTCTAAACACATCGCCGCTTTCAATTAGCTTTGGCAAAGCAGTCGTGAAATCGCTAGGATCTGTAAGCTGCGCCCATGCCAGCCGATTGCCGCCGGTTACCGCATCGTAAATTGCTGCATAGGAAACCGTGCCGTAATCCGCTGTTGCGGTTGGGAATTCTATCGCAGTGGTTGTTGCCGCCTCAGTCGGGGTTGTGCCGCTAACTGTGAATGCCGCGGTTTGTCGTGCATATCCACCGCCAGAAACCTCTGTGCCGGCCGCGCTGTCACTGTCGGCGCTGGTATGAAGCCCAACGTAAAGGGTTGTTGGGGCGGTGTAAGCGTTACCGCCAAACACATGATCTAAAATCTTGTCCTCAAGGTAATCTGTAAAACTCATCAGTAACTCCTAATTTTAATGCGCCGCCCAGAACTACCGACTTTTGTGCGCTCACTTTCTGTATTTATATCATTTATAACCTTTTGATGCAAAGCCGCCCACACGCTGACCCTTGCATCATCGGCTAGATATGGTGCGCTATGCAACAATGCTCCATACAGATATGCATCAGGGAAATTTGTTAGCATCCAATTTGTTGCGGTGCTGTCTGACAATGCATCTAGCTTAGAATAGTAATAAAGCTCCGCGCTATACGCACTATCTGGCGTTGGGTACACCTCAAACTCACCAGCAGTAATCGCATAAAATTCTGGCTTGCCTAAAGTGTTATTGTTTGCGAAGCGCAGATTTTGCATTTCAGATACAGACACAAGCTCTAACAATTTGCCGTTGGCCTCTGAATGAAATCTAATTGGCTCTAAAAAATCGTTGGGAAACCCACTGTATTGGGTATCAATTTCAGCGGTTGATCTCTTTTCTTGCCGCCAGTGCCTTACCGTTCTGTTAAAATCAGCTTCAGCCAAAGCAACAAAGGTAGGGATAGTTGATGTTAGATCATCCCTGTTGAGAAAATCAGCTATGCTGGATTTTAACTCACTGTAATTTGTAATAGGCATTTTCTTCACTTTCTATTACTTTTACCAAATAACGCTTCTGCATTGTGCCAGTAGCCTCTTCCTTGATAACATCAATGCTTTTGTAAAATGGATCACTGCGCATTAAGCCCAGACCCATATCATCAACTTCCATTTCATATTCTGTCATTTTTTTATGCTCTCTAAGTATTCCACCAGTGACATCATTTCTTGCCCCAACGGTTGAACCTCTTGCGGGATCACTTCGTTAAATTGAGTATATACATTTGGCCTATATTTTCTATTGCTTAAACCTAAATATTTGGCCTCTTTTGCAAGGCTCATAGCCCTACCTTGCACCATTGCGTTTACTTCTGGCGGTGAAAATTTCTTATCAAATGTTGCCAGTCTGTCCATTACCTCTTCACGCGCTAAGGGCATAAACTTTTTAAAATCTTCCGATACATCATAAAACCCTTCTGCTTCCGCTGGCGCTCTATGAATTACGCCACCTAACCCTCTTTCTGGTGTATATTCTGATGTTCCAAAATAGGATTGTGGCGGGTAAGGATCATATATGACCTCTGGCACTTCACCATACTTAGATAAGCGCGTTCCGTAAGCCAAATCACGTTCCATGCCACGAATGTTAGGATTGCTTAAATGTTGCAATGGATCAATAACTGGACGCACTTCATCAGAGTAATGAAACAAATCAAGCAAGCCTCTTGCTAACTCTGAAACAGCTTTTAAACCTTTAGCCATTATTTGCCCCACTTCTTGATGATTTCGTCTAGCTCATCACGCTCAATACCTTTTGGCATACCCTGTGGATCTACAGCCCAATCTGGTAGCAAACCGGCCTTCTGATCGGCAAACACTGTATCAGCGCCCAAAGCGGTAGCATTCTGATCTGCGAATGGCCCGCTGTTTAACCAGCTATTTTGGCCGCGTGTCTCAGTTGTCATGGCCTTGCGAGCTTCTGGGCTAAACATCCTGCTATGCTCTAACCATGCGCGTTCTTCGCCTTTTGCTCTAAACTGCGGGTTTCCTGCGCCTAAATGCCCAAACATATCATGCACAACGCGGAAAGCGTCATTTGCAACAGCATCTTCCTTATCGCCAACTCGGCCAACAAAACCTAATAATGGGTTGTCTGAAGCGTCAAACTCACCCGATCCGTAGCCAAAGTCAGTAGGGAATACAGTTAATTCCCTGTTCTCCACAACATCTTGATAACCCAGCGCGGGGCTTTTCGCGTATGGATCTGTCTGGCCTTCGCGCAAAAACTTGAAATCTATACCGGTATCTTTTAGCGCCTCGTACTGCGCCATAGTTTCGTTTTTTAGCGCCTCATACGCTGCTTTGACTTCTGGGTTGTCTGGATCGTGCTTCATGCGCTCATACGCTGCTGCGATATATTTAGCCCGCTGCTGATCTAATTCTGGATATTCAATATATTCTGGAATATCTATGCCGGTTTCGTCCATATATTTGCGAGATGCGCTTTGCACTTCAGCAATCGGCCTAGACGAAAATCTGCCTTCATCTGGAATGCCTACCGCTGCTGGTCTGCCCTTTTCTGGCAAATTCATAACATCAGGGTTTCCCTCTAATGTATCGCCAAGAAGATATGGCCGTGATCTTTTGACCATAGACCCAAACTCACCGGCTTTGTCTATCAATCCCGCAAAGGGTGCAGCAACCATTTCCAATGGCGCTTCATTCTGCATTGCCAGTAAATCACGACCCAATCTCTCGCTTGAATTTTCGCCAAGATAAAATGGGAAGCCTTCCGCAGTTGATTGCACTGTTCCCGTAGTTAAACCGCTTACCGCCCTATATGCTGGTTCTAATGCACTAGCCACACGCAGCAACCCGTACAAAGGATTAAATGACCCCTGCCCGATCTCTCCGATTTCATCCAATTCAGATAAAGCTTTCTGCGTTGTCTGCCTACCGATACTTTCACGCGGGTCACGGTATTCTGGCTGTAAAGCGCCTCTGTTTTGCATAAGAAAATCTATAAAACTTGCCATCTTATCTTTCCGACAAATATCTAAACAAACCGCGAGCAAACCCCATCTTAGTTGCGGGGCTTACGCCAGAATGTAAAAGTGTCTTTAGCGTATCCATTCCGACATTAAGGTTGTTTTTATCTGGATCTCTAAAATCGTCTAATTGATTTCTGAAATAATCCTCACCCGCCTCTGGTGTAAGGTCATACATACTACCAGCAAATAAACCTTTTTTTGGCCCCATATTTGTCATTTTTGACATCATATAAGTTTCTTGCGGGCCAGCAGGAATTGATTGCAACCTTTCTACAGCGCGTTTTAATGTTTCCTCACCATACATATGACCTTCAACGCCATCCTCTCTAGGACGATAAGCGTTGAAAGTATCACCTGTTATTTGTGCGTAAAGATCCCTAAAGCTTTCAGCCATCTAACACTTCCACCTTTTACGCGCAGCCTTGCCCCGCTCACCCGTCCAGCCCTGTGATCTGGCGCAGAATGACTTTTTACGGGCCTTCTCTTTCTTCGTCTTTGGGCTAGGCGCAGGAGCCTTGAGATTGCTTCCTGTGGCCTTGTTATACTTTGCCCTGCCCTTAGCCGTTAAACCACCGCCACGCTTTACAGACAGCTTTTCTCCGCGCCCTACGGATAAGCTTGGGCCAGACTTTCGGCTTTTAGGTTTTGCTTTAGCCATTACTGCATTGAACTCATAATCTGATTAAGTGCTTGCTGCTCTCTAAATTGCTTTTCTTCTAAAGGAAGCATTGCGTATGCCTCAACACCCATTGATTGAGCCACCGCATCACGCGCCATTTGCAGCATCATGTCCTGACCATAAGTAGTTTGAGCAGTATTGTAAGTTGATGGCACATCAGGAGCTTGACCCATTTTTTGCCCTGTCAAATAAGATGGCAAAGATGGCATTGTCCTGTTTTGCGGCATCACCATATCATAAGTAGAACCAGCTTGCTTAGACATACCATGATAATCTGCGCCCATTGGATCTACCATTGATGGTTGCGCATTAACTGTAGATGCCCCTGTGGATGCTGGCACCGGCGGCTCATAAAACCGGCCACCCTCATCATAATAACCAACGCGCTCGCTTTGATTGCCGGTAAGCATATTGGCTATATTGCCTAGACCACTAAATCCACCCGCGCCTCTAAAGCCACCACCGCTTGCCTGTGGGCCACCCTGATCGAACATATCAGCCATATCACGATAGCCAATTCTTTCACGCGGCACATCACCAGAACCTTTTGGCGCAACCTTCATCACGTTTAGAATATTGGATATTGGCCCACCAGCAAAATACGTTCCAGATTGGTTTTTGCCGCCACCATCAAACGCATCAGTAAACGCAGAGACATACTTGCCTCTATCGTCATAATAACCAAAACCACCACCGCGACTGCGCGTGATTGCAGATTTACCAGTTTTTGTCGAAGGGTTTACATCTTTCCGACCGCCCTTGCCGCCAGAGCCAGACTTTGTTCTATCACTAGCTTTAGGGCTATCACCACCAACAGGCTTTAAACCCTCTGGGCGTTTCTTAGGTCTTTTCATTTCTTCTTACCGCCCTTGCGGCCCTTTTTCTTGTATCCACAACGCATTTTTTATCCTGACATAGTTTTTAAGAGACATTTGCCTGATTTCTTGCAAGCGCCCCTAGTCGGGCATTCTTTGCAAGGCGTAAAGTCTTTTGCAGTCTTAGCTGCATCTTTAAAATCTTTATCTGAGGGAGCGCCAGAAGAACCCTTCTTACGCATTCGCTCACCAGATCCAGCTTTAATGCGTTTTCTTTTATTATGGATATTTTTGTATAATGACATAGGAACCCCGCGCAGAGCATATATGCCGCACACTACCACATTAGGCTATGCCGCGCAAATTCCTTCTGATTGGTTCACCCCAATCTTGTCGGGTCTGCTTTCCAACGGCCAAATATCGGAATGCATCAGCGCCGTGAGATGTCCAATCGTGTAGCGGCCTACCCCGCCAAGTTTTTAGTCTTTCATCAAATTCTCTGCGATATTGACGCAATGCTTCTATACCTCTGGCGCAATCTTCTTCATCAAACCAGCACCGTGCAATCATAGACCGCGCCGCTTGTATTCCGTCATCTACAGCGAGCTTTGGCGCTATTGTTATGTCAGATATGCCCAGCGCGTCTAAAGTCTCTACACGGCTCTTTCCTGTGCCTAGCTCCTTCACTTGCACATCGTGCGGCAAAATATGCTCAGAGTAATGATAACCTTTTTCGCTAAGAACCTTTGCGTAGTGGTCTAAGCCGACCCCGCTGCTTTCATAATAATCTATGATGCGGATCTCTTGCCCGACATATTGAGCAAAGAATATAGCCGTGCTGTCACCTATGCCAAGATCCCATGCGGTTGTAACACCTACGGCTGGATCGTAAGGCACATTTGTCACCCTGCCGTCAGATGTAGCTGTCTTCATTTCTTGTGCGTAGTATGCGCCTTGGATTGCTGCTTCAAAGCTGCACTCAAACTCTTGCTCATAACGATCTTCGCCCATTGTGCGTTTAGCTTCTTCAAGCTCATCCGCGTCAAGAATATCTGTCTCAGACGCTTTGAACATCCTGCACCACCACTCAGGATGGCTCTTCGCATAATCGTACATCTCCCAAAATTCGTTCTTTCCTTTAGGCGTCCCAATTATTGTGGCGCGGCCCTTTCTATCTACGATAGCTGGCCTGATGACTGTGGGCCATGCTGATGCAGGAAAATCTGCCATTTCATCAAGCACTACCGCATCAAAATACAAACCACGCATAGCGTTGTAATTATCAGCGCCAAATAACCGAAATCTTGCACCATTGGGAAAGTCTATCCTTAGCTCGCTATGATTTACTTTGATGTGAGGAATGTCGCGGGTATATTCTAGCGCGTAATCCCAAGCGACTGCTTTTGATTGGCTAAGATACGGGGCTATATAAGCCACCCTGACGTTAGGTAGATCAATGGTTAGCGCATCTCTGATAAGATCATTGACCGCAGCTACAGTCTTACCAAATCGCCTGTGAGCAACCAATACTGCAAAACGCTCTGTTCTGTCGTGAAACTCTCGCGCTTGTAGTCTTGGCGTGTAGTCAATTTCTATGACTTCCATTTGATGACAAACTCATGCTCGCCTTGTGCGCCAGATCCCGTAACCTGTAATGGCAGAACCTTTCCCATAAGAGCCATGAAGGCAGTTGGGTTTGCTTCTGCTTGCAGTTGAAGATAGGCAACCATGCCACGTTTACCACCGGCTAATTCAGCAGCTTCTAATATAGCATCCTTTAAAAGCTTACTGTTTTTATTCTTAGCGCCTTTGGGTCTGCCCTTACCAGCAGCGGGCGGTTTACTTTTCACTATGTTAGTGTCGGCTTCAACTTCTGGTTGCATAAGTCCGTCCTTAGAGGGTGCGTCTATATGTTGTGTATAGTATGCTAAGAACCACTAAAAGAAAAGACCCCCCTCGTTGCAGTGCGAAACCTAGCCAGAGGGGGGAGTTGAGCAGATTGAGGGTAGGACGCTCAATTAAAAGTCTATCACGCCTCAAAGCGTTTTGCAAAACCTATTGCCTCGCGGTATGGCAGGAGATCCTGATCGGTTACAAGCCCTCTCTCTACCAGTGCTTCGCCCATCTTACCGTTGACCCAATTATCACCGACAGGCTCGCCGCGTTTAATTCTATCAGCATTGATCTTGTAAGTGTCGGGCTTCCAAGGCCCAGAGGCAACCTCACGGCCACTGGCTTTATCAAAGCAACTCTTAATAGCCGCTGCTATGTCAGAAGCTTTAGGCCATGAGCGTGAAGTGTGAGCCGCCTTAATCTTTAGCGCTGCGCGTTCAAACGTACCTGCAAGATGATCTGGCGTAGTCTCGTTTGGGAAAAGCTGGTTAAGAGCCTTTGCCGTTACATCAATCTCATCTTGCTGCGCTGTCTCGCTGCTACGCAAATGGCTAGGGATGGCATAGCTGCTTAACATTGCTGCGAGATGCCGCTTAATCATTTCTACTCTTTGACCATAATCCATTATACTGTCTCCCGTTTTGCTTGCTCAATATTTGTCATAGCTTTTTTGTAGCTATCAGATTTCTCACCATGCAGTGATTTGAAAAACCATTCAACCTCTATGCTCTGCCATCCCTTTTCTTCGCACATAGCCAAGGCATCAGATGGCTCACCACCACCGACGAAGATCCACCTTAATTTCTCAGACAATCTTTTAGCAGCCGTTGCTGTAAGCGGTTTCTTGATAGATTTGCGATATGAAATGAAACTGTCAGCAGCTTCTTCATTCATCAACCAAGTAGATAAAATATCTCTAATATTATTACTTTGTTTATTAACTGGTTTATTATCTGGTATAGGTTCGCCCTCTGGGGCCAATCCATTTGCCCTGTGGGGCAGATCGACTTGCCCTGTGGGGCAGTACCACTTAGTCCTATCGTAACCTGATTTATTAAACGAACCAGAGATAATAAGACCGGCATTCTCAAGCGCAGCCAGTGCTGTTCTGATCTGCTTTGCCGATAGGTATGGAAACAACTGCTCAAACGCTGAGATGCTGTTATACGTCCAGTAAGCGCCCTCATGCTTATGACGATTATTCGCTGCATTTTTCTCTGTCCAGAACAGAATGTTTTGATAAATGACAGCAGCGTTGACGCCTACAGCGCAAGCAATTGCTGGATTGAAAGTGTGATTTGACATCTTGACCCCTTTAAATTTAAGTCCTCACAAGCTATAAGGGGTTATATGTGTTCTCCAACACTGTTTACCCCTACGAACCGTCAGCATGACCACGCTGGCGGTTCTATTATTTCTGGCGCTCAAAATAATCTGACAAACGCTCTACTGTTTCGTAGCGGATTTTGCCAACGCCCTTCCGCACATTGTATATAGTCCAGCGCGATAATCCAGTAGCATCTGCTATGGCTTGTACTTGACGATCACCAAGCATCTGCTGGATCTTATCAAGTCGGTACATTGTACTAGCTTCCATTTTTTTCACTCCAAAAACAATTATGGGGTTGTGCATAAACTACAATGCTGCTAGGTACAACCCACAAAATGCAAATGGGGGTACGAAATGCATAAACATCCAACACCAGCAGAGATCCAAGCTGCTATCGTAAAAGCTATGATTGAGATGGCTGTAAAAGAAAACATTTCAACGCATACTGTGAGCCGCATGATTAAGGCTGTAGAGACAGGCGTTAAAGCTGCAAACTTTCACCATGATTTAACCAAGGAGATTGCCGGCTATGCAAGCTAATAAATTTCACCAAGCAATGGATCTTGTTGCTGAACTCAATAAATCGCACGGCGTAAAGCAGCGCGGCGGCAAGCAATACACAGAGGTTGCCAAGCGCGTAGAGGCATTCCGCATGTCATTCGGCGGTGACTACGGTATCACGACTGAGATTGTGCATAACGATGGCAAGACGGTTATTGTGCGGGCTTTGATTGCTGACAAGGATGGCTTTGTGGTTGGATCTGGTCTTGCTGAAGAAATACGCGGATCATCACATATTACCAAAACGTCTGCGGTAGAGGTTTGCGAGACTTCTGCTATCGGGCGGGCGCTTGCCAGCATGGGTATGCATGGCGGGCAATATGCGTCATCTAATGAGATGGATGGCATATCTCGCAAGGAAGCAGCACACGCTGAACAGTCTAAGCCAGCAATGGAATTAGACATAGATGCTAGAGTAGATGCATCAATTGAATTTTACAAAAACTGCACTGCGTCAGCTTTTGAGAAGTTTGAGCCTAAATTTAAAAAGCTCATCAACAGCACGGGGCTAACGTCAAATCAATATGACGCGCTTTTTGTTGCAAACAATAACCGCAAATTGGAGCTAGGAATATGAAAGCAATTACTATTGTTGGGCGTCTCACCAAGGACAGTGAAGTTCGTCAGAACGACAAAGGGGGATTTGTCACCTTTTCTGTCGCAGTTGATGATGGATGGGGAGAAAACAAAGGCGTGATGTTCTTTGATGTATCTTACAACCGCACACAGGTAGCGCAGTATTTAACCAAAGGTACGCAAGTAGCCGTGACAGGCGATTTAAAGACCCGTGAGTACAACGGCAAGACCTTCTTAGGTGTCAGGCCATCAGAAGTTAAGCTGCTTGGTGGGCGTTCTGCGGAGCCGGTAAAGTACACCGATCATCAAGCTCCAGCGCCCAATAGTGATGTGGATGACGAAATCCCCTTTTAGGGGCTAATCAGGGGGTGGGTCAAGTTTGGCAATGGTGCATAAGCTTGGCAGGAAGCCCACCCCCACAATCATGTGTTTAGGAGAAAACAATGGAATTTAAAATTGATAAAAAAGTGCCAATGCCGACTGCTGGCCGCGCTGGTAAATGGCGTGATATTTTGAATGAAATGAAGAAAGGCCACAGCATTTTATTAAATAAAGGCAATGAAAGAAATGCAATGTGGGCCGCTGCAAAAAATTTGGATATAAAAATAATCACCAGAACAGAAGGTGACAAAATCAGAGTTTGGCGGGCAAGTGCCTAAAATTCAAGTTCAACTAAGAAGCGGGCAGCTATTGCCCGTTTCCCAATACGATGCACAGCGCATGGAAGATTTTGCTGATGGTCAAGTTTTTAACCTGACATCTACCGGCAAGAGATCCAACCCGCATCACAATCTCTATTGGGCGGCGCTGCGCAACGTATGCAAAGACACTGGCAAATGGCCCACAGAAAAACATCTGCACGATGAGCTAAAATTTGCGTGTGGCTATTACTCAATGAAATACAATGAAATGGCTGAAGAGTTTATGCGTATTCCAAACAGCATTTCGTTTGATCAGATGAGCCAGCAAGATTTTATGAAATATTTTGAGGCAGCTATGGAAAAGCTATCGGAGGCAATAGGATATGACCCACTCGCCGCTAGATAACGAGGACAAGCTTAGTTGGTGCGCACTTGGCGAGGAGCAGGAAGTGGAATTTATAAATGCGCACATCTTCAAGGATACTGTGTTAAGCATGAACCCAGAAAAGGCATTAGACAAATACACCTTTGATATGCGTATCAACATGCCTTGCGACTTAAAGACAATCCGCACTCCTTGGATATATGCACAAGATAAGTTTAGCATTGACCCAAACCACGCAGTCTCAATCAATCAAAAAGACTTGCGCAGATATGCTCAACTTTACCCGAACATCGTAATCGTTTTTGATGTAAGCTTCACTGCATATCAAGCAATACATTTCGGCACGATAAGCCACTTCCGAAAAATGCTCAAAGATGGGGATATGCACAAACACGAATATCAGCATAGGAAGAATGACATGCAAGGAAACGCAAAAATCAGCTATGTGTTTGATATAACTAAACTACCAATATTGAGATAAGAAGAATGGCAAATCTTGCGAACAAACCACCGTTGGGCCTAAAAAAGCCTAAAGACAAAAAAAGCGTAAAGTTTTTGCGATGGGTAAGAGAACAGCCGTGCTGTGTCTGTGAGAGGTTTGGGGAAGTGCAGAAAAGCGCTACCCAAGCCCATCACCCGATCCATGATCGTCACGGCACTGAGAAGCGCCCAGATACAAGTTGTATCCCTTTATGTGAAGGACATCATCAGGGTCTTTTTGACACATCCAAAATCGCGCTGCATCGTGAACCGAAACTTTGGCGCGAAACTTATGGGCCAGATTACAGTTACTCCCACTCAACCGAAATATAGAGAACTGGCCCGCGCTCAGGATGACAATACACTTTTCTGGCTCTGATGCTGTGAACCTGTTTGTCATCCAGCACTACCTTCCCAACAATCCCGTCAAGCGCAGCCTTAACAATGTTATCCAAATCAGGCTTGCTCATATGGCGTATGGCTCCATATTCGGCTTCTAGGCGCTTCATCTTGGGCCATGACTTAGGTATGTCCATGAAGGCCACCAGATCAACGTGTACGGGCCTGTCTGTCGGCTCTAGGCCATGCTGTTTCATAGCTGACCATGCTGCTGCTTGAATACGAGCCTCATACTCTTTTGTCTTGGGCGGGGTGTAGGTGTGACCAGTGCGCGTAAAGCGTGGCCTACCCTTTCCTTGGGGCTGTCCTGACACTTGGATCTCAACTTTATTCATAGCTGGATAATATTTTTTTTAATTTATTTGTCTACCCCCCTTGAACTGTAGGCCATAAGCTACTATCTATCATGTATAGACAACAAGGAGAACCCAAATGAACGGCATGTACACTTTCAACAAAGAAAACTGGTCAGGCGAAGAAGCAACTATTTTTGTTAAAAACAATTGCTTTGAATTTCACGGTTACAACTTTGAGCTTGAAGCCCGCGAGTATAATTTTAATGGCGAAAAAATCACAGATTACGTTGTACATGCAGACGATTGGGATTGCCCATTGTTTACTGTCAAAAATGACTGCGAAGGCGGGTTTTGGTGCGAGAACAACGGCATTGAGCGCCAAGGCGAAAACCCATTTATCGTAGCGGCTCAAGTCGCGTCTATGACACTTTAATCAACAGGGGCTACGGCCCCGCAACGCTCTGGAGGGCAACATGACAAACTCAAACTTCACTTACACCGATGGCGGGCGCTCCGCTTCTGGCCGAAAAGGCTCCGCTGGCGACTGTGGTGTTCGCGCTATGGCAATCGCTTTAGACCTCTCTTATGAGGATTGCTACCGCGAACTCGCGCAAGCTAACAAAGACGCGGGTGGCAAAAAGTCTGCTCGCAACGGGCTGAAAAAAACCGTCTATGAAAAAGTGCTGAATAAGCATGGCTGGTTTTGGAAGGCGGCTCCCAAGTTTGATGGGCGTAAAGCCAAAGCCTCTGACACAGAGGGCGTCTGCATCGCTCGCATGGCGGGCCACTACTGCGCTGTCATTGAGGGAATTCCTCACGATACTTTTGATAGCTCCAACAAGATGGTCTACGGCATCTGGGTTCACGCAATCAATCATTAAAAATAAATTGGGGCTACGGCCCCTTTTTTTATCTTTAGGGGTTGCAATGTAGCCCGCAATCCCCCATATTCGATTTATAGGCAACAAGGAGATGACCTAATGGAAAACGCAATGAACAACTTAATGGCCGCAATCAAATCTGATTACAGAAAATGGCATGGTGACAAACTAGATGACATCAAGAGCCGCATGATCGCTGAGTTTGAAGATAACCTGTCTTATAAGGTTGGCCCAAAGTATATCAAAATCACTACTAAAACCCGCAATCAAGAAATGGTCTGGGGTTTTGTGATGAAGGCAGATGACGCCAAGTTTCAAGCCGGTGACATTCTCAAGGCTGCTGGTTGGTCAGCACCAGCCCGCAATAAAGCGCGTGGCAATATTTTCAATGACTATAAAATTCAATGGACAGGCCCAAACTACTTGGTTTGATAATCAGGGGGCTACGGCCCCCCACTACAGCGACAGGAGAACGCTATGAAAATCACTAAAGCAGCCATTCAAGAACTAGCAACGCAGTCAGTCAAAGACCAGTATGCTATTGAGGCAGACAAAGCCATTTATCTGGAAAGTGTAATTGATGCTGGCGGGTTCGACATCAGCTTAACTGATCGCCCAGCGCAGTGGGATCGCTGCATTGATTGGCTTTCTGATATGATGGGTGGCAATCCTTTAGACAGCTTTCCAGATGCACCTTTAAAATTCAAAATGAGCTACGGCCCTGATGGTGATGTGCGACTGGCAAGGCAATAACTGACAGCAGTCTATACCCAAGAGTTTGCTATTTACCTAAAATGGTTTTTAGCAAACTTTTTTTCTTGATGCGTAGGCTGTAACGTGTATGATGCCAAACATGGTCAACAAGGAGAACACCATGAGCTACAATTGCAAACAATGTAAAGGCACGGGCCTTATCAGCTACTCACACCAGCACAACTCGTTTGATGACAGTGTGACCATAACAGAGGCTTGTGACTGCAACACAGGCCCAACCGATGCTGAAGTTGATATGCTCAACGCGCAGCTTAAATCTGCTTCGCTCTATGGCACGTTAGATGAGATCATCAAGATCGTGCAAAGCATCAAGCACACTCCAACGCGCAACCAGCTATGGCGCAGCTATGGAGTTATAAATGACTAATTGGGTACAAGACATCATCATCACTGCGGCGATTGCTGCGGTGGTGTTAGGCTGGATCTTTGGCGTTAGCATGGGGTGGATGTGATGTCATATATCATAGGCTATAGCGGGCCATATTATGTTTACTGCTTCATGAACGATGAAGATGAATATTTATATATCGGCAGAACCAAAGATATTCATCAACGCGTTGCTCAACACAAAGGATCAAAGCATTGGTTCTCAGAGGTTAAAAAAGTTTACTGTCAAGAAATTTTTACTGACCAGTATTACGAGGTAAATGACCATGAGCGCACTTTGATTGATTTTTTTAAGCCAAAATACAACAAAACCATTCATAAACAGCCAAAACTAGAAACGCCGCCAATTTATAAATGCGAGTTTATTGAAGCAAAGCATTCTATAGTTAGGGTTTTAGAAGGCGAAGAAAATGCTGATGTTTATTGGAATTATAATTAGAAAAGTGAAGAGATTATGAATTTATCTGAACCAGTTTTTATGGCGTTTGTCATTTTCTCATCACCAGACGAATGCAAGGCGTTTTCTGAGTATTATGATCTTGAGCGGATCTTTCTGCCTCAGTGCGTAGAAATGGGCGGTGAAGCAGATTACCGCCGCACTATCCCAAACATCAAACCAAGGCCACGGCCAGAACAGGAGTAGTAAATTGGAAACTTGGGCAGAAATCCGCAACCGTCACCAGCAAGAAAAGATTGCTTTGGTCAAATCACTTGCTGATGATTACACTTATTCAGAGGCTTCAGATATTCTCGAATGGGATGCTAAGAGCCTTGTGAGATTTTGCCACTATTGGCAGATCAATTTTAAACGCAGCCAAAAGGGGGGGTACATTAATGCAGAGCCTTACATCAGCCGATCACGCACATTTGCGGTTTCTGCGGGGTCAAGTAGATCGTTTGCAAGATGAAAGCTTTAGGCTAGATCCGCACCCCAACGTCAAACAAGACTTGGAACGCGCCAGATCAGAATTAAAATCATTTATCTTATCACTACAAAAAGAAGGAAAGAACATTCATGGATGAAACCGTGTTAGCCGCCAGAATGAGAGAGATGGCAAAAGCAGATATGAATTACGTTAAAAGCAAGGAAAGCTGGGGAAACAACCCAAGCTGGGGCAAGGTTGAGGAATACGAAAAAAAACAAAAACAAGGCGGGCGTATGGGAAGGCCAAATGGCTTTAAGACCAAGATTAATGAGCGCTTAGAAAAAGGTATGACCACAGACCAAATTGTGGCAGAATTGAATTGCAGCCGTAACATTGTCAATCAGTACCGGCGAAAACGGCGATTAGCTCAGAATGCTGCGTCCTCCCACGCGGCATAGATGAAGGGTCAAACCTTCTCCCCCGTCACTATCTTCTCCTTGTGTAGTGGCGGGGTTTTTTCGTGGGGCCAGCAAGTTCATCACAACCCTGTCACAGTTTCCTATGAGCCAGCCCCGACTTTTGTTTATGACCAATCCTTAACAGCGAAGCAAGGGCAAGCTTTTCTTGCATAGGAATTATGCCCAGATATTTCTTTGATGCTGGGAAACTTGCTGCTATATTCTACAATTAATTCACGCAAAGCTGTTTCTTGCTCTGGCGTAAAGTTATCCAGAAAATCATCGTCAGCGCAGCCACCACGGCCACCCACTAGGCTTACCCCTATGGATGACTTGTTTCGGCCCCTACAGTGCGCCCCAGAGCGCTCTACGGGCCTACCATACCCCACAGAACCATCACGGTGAATGATTGCATGGTAGCCAATGTCAGACCAGTTACGCTCTTCAACGTGCCACCGTCTAATTTCTTTCACCACATCTTCAACGGATCTATCAGCATACCAGTTTGGATTTGTTGCCGTGCAGTGAATTATAATCTCGTTAATCTTTCTCATTTGGTTAAGCCTTTCTGCTTCTCATATGTCCTAAGACCACCAATTCCTAACATGCCGCCAAGAACAGTCAAAAGCGTTCCCATATCAAACTCTGGCAATGGCGGGATTTGTGTGCCGGTCAGCGCAACGACAAAAAGGGCAACAGGCTGACCAATAAAATGCCAACCAAAAGCAAGCCCACAGATCCAACCAATGAAAGGACGCCAGCCGCCTTTAAAAGCTGATCCACTTGCTGCTTCTGCTGCGTTGACTTGTATCTGAGCGAGGGCCAAGCTTTGCGCGTGTTTAGATGACATGGTGGCAATCTCGTGCGCGAGCTTTGCCTTTTCGTCAGCATCAGGAATGAACTTGTCTAAGAGGCCAGTGACCGGCGCTATCAGCTTGTCAATCATTTCTTCTCACTCCCAAGCCACACGGCTATCGTTCCTGTCATCGCTCCGCTGACCACTGAAATCATTGCAGATTGCTGCGTTGACAAGTCATCCAAGCTCATTCCCCACTCAATCACGCGGATATACATAATGGTCATAACAACCATCATGAAACGTGGCATGAGCTTGTATTGCAAAATCTTTTCAAAGGTATTCGCCATATTACACCTCTATGTTTATCTTAGTTCCTTGCGGTCTATCCGCTGTAGTCTTGGCCCCAAACCTATCATAAGCTTTGCCTAAGTCCAACTTTTGTTCTCTGAGCGCTTCTAGGTGCGTGTGGTTAGCCCTATGCTCCTTTGCCACCCTTTGCTCCACCAGATGCGTTTCTATGCGCTCACGCGTCTGCGTTTGCTGGTGTATGTCAGATCCTACGTTAAATGGCGCAGTTCCTACGCCGCTTACACCGTCAGCCATTTACCACCACCCAGCGCCCAAGCCTGTCAACCATGTGCCAAGTCCAATGATTGCCGCTAGCATGACCAGCAATAAAATAACCAATAAGGTTTCAAAGAATGCGGCTTTGCGCTCTTGCTGCTTGTAAAGCGTAGCTTCCCGCTCTGCTTTTATCTTGCGGCGTAGCTCTACCATCTCGCGCCATGTGCCATAGCCAAAGCGATTGTTCAGCATTTGCTGTAAGTCTTTCTCTTGCTCTGCCAGCTTCTTTTGATGAATGATTATCTGCAAGGCTTCTTGCTCTACAGATCCAGACGAAAACAGCTTAGTGAAAATAGGCGGGTTCTTACGCTGTTGCTCTGCGCGGCCAAGATCCGCTGCTGCGCCATACCACTTGCCAAGCTGGCCCGCTACATCTTCTAGCTCACGGCCCGCATAAACCATTTTCTTAACAAGATTGTACGCTTGCGTAGCCCCCGCAATAGCAGTGATCGGATCAATCATGTATCTCGCCCCACAATGATATATCCCAAGCACTTAGCATCAGGATGGATGCGATATGTTTTCGGGTAATGGTAATAAAATGACGGGCGCGGGCAGCGATACCGGCAAGCCTTATACATGATCCCGTGTGGAAGCATTCCAAAGGCGATGTATGTGAGGGCGCAAATCATGGCCCAATTATATCACATTTTACTTGACAGCTAAATTCTGAATATCGCGCCGCATCTCTTTTTGATCGTCACGCATTTCTTTTAACAGTTCATGCATCATGTCTGTTTTTTGCTCAAGAAGCTTGATCTGAGATTTACTGGTTAGAAGATTGTTAATTATCCACCATGCTGATGCACCGACAGCGCCCGCTATGGCTATTAGAAAGCCCATATAATCTTCAATAAACTTCATTATTCGCGCCCTAATAACCATGAACCATCAGCTTGCTGTAATCACCAGAGAGTAATTTTCCTTTGACATATTCAGAAAACTCTGGAGAACCTAATTTTAATCCGCTTTCTTTAAGCCACATCTCCGCAACGACAAAAGGAATTGAAGTAACGTGGCGCATATCTGATTTACGGTTATGACCGTCTATTTGCTTTTCCTTGTTAAAATCCAAAATGGCGCTGACATCCTGAGAGCGGTTTATAATCAGCTTGTCATCTTCTGTTTTATAGGAAGTATTTAGGCTTAGACTATCAGTCATCTTTTTTCTTCTTTGGCTTTTTAGGCTTTTCTTCTGCCCGCATAGCAAACTCTAATGACATCATTAACTTTGCTTCTTCTGCTGAAACGTCAACAATGTCGCCCATTTTTGCGCGTACACCATCAACAAACGGGCCTCTATCAGTGATAATTTTAATTTTCATATCAACCTTCCATAAGAATAGAGGGGCATCTCTGCCCCCCTACTATGCCTTATTTAGCTTACATCAGCAATGACGCCGTGCGCTTTCTCTGAAGTAACCTGCAAACCCCACTCAGCAGAAATCAAGCGGCGCTCTGACAAACCAGTGCGGGCCAATGGCTTCTGGTTAGCAGTTTGCAGATACGCAATCTCAGCGTAGCTTGGATCAAGCACGAACACATCACGCGAGCGAATGTGACGGGCTGGAACAATTTGCAACTCACCAAAATCTGAGATGTAAACATCAATTGCAGCGTTCAGCTTGCTATCTTCTGCTTCTTTGTAGCGCGTAGCGTTACCTGTGAATGTAGAGATAGTTTGCTTCTGAGAAGATCCGCAAAGGACGATTGAAGGCGTTGCACCCTCATCCCAACAATCAGCGATAACCCCTTTAAGGAGCGCTTCTGTGATTGCTCTTTGAGTGCCATCAGTAGCAGCAGCATTTGGATAACCAGATGTTCCTGATCCTGATGTAGTACCGTCTGCACCGCCTGTGCCCCGTGCAGCGTTAGTGGTCAAGAATGCTGGCAAACCAGCAGTAACGCGAGCCGTACCAGACGCCCCAGCATTTCCCGCCACATTTGACAGACACATCTTTTCCATGTCTCGCTTCATTTCAGACAACTTATAGGCGACTTGCTTAGCTACTGTCTGAGCATTGGCAACACCATTAACCGCTTGGTTTGTATCGGAAACCTCTACAACCTTAGCGCTAATGTTTGTGTAGTTGCCTTTTCGCACTGCGTTTGTCGGCGCAGAATTAGACAGCCCAACATCACCCTCTATTTGAGTGTTTGTCGCTGCTGCGGCCAAATCTACTTCAGACCATTCGAAGTAAGTATTATCAACGCTGCGCGTTCCAATAGCAGACATAAAAACAGTTTCAAGAGGTGACACTGATGCTAAGGCTTCAGATAAATCCTCGCGGATTGTTGAAACATCATATGTTTCATTTGTATTTGCAGTAACAGCCATTGCCGTATCCTTTCATTGCAAAAGTTAAGAGAGTAGAAAATTAGCAACATCATCAATGCCGCCTCTTTTCTGCATCTGCGCTCTAGCTTGTTTAGATTTTGTAACTTTTCCTGCCGTTGCTGCCCGCTTTGCTGCCGGTTTTACCACAGGCCGCGCACCTTCTGCTTTTTTAGTAGCAGCGGTTTTGGTTTGCTGTAGCTCACGCCATTTCAAAGCATCGCTCAAGATCATAACTTCTTCAGCCGTTTTCACAGTAGAAATCTGCTCATTTGTCAGATCATAGTGCTTCTTTGCTTTAGTAGTCATTTCCTTGATAAATACAGTGCGCTTTTCGGGATCAGCAAAATCAGGCATCCATTCCTGCAAACGCATGGCTTGCTGTTCAAGAAACTGATTGTGTTGCTGTTCTTCTTGGGCGCGCTGCTGTTGCGCAACATATTGAGCCTTTCGGTCAAAATCATTACGCTTATCAACGGCACGGCGATATTCTGCCTCTGCTTCTAAATAACCTAGAGGGTCACTAGCGCGTAGTTCCTCTGATGGATATTGTGGCACAGGCGGTATTTCACCGCTTTGGATTTGCTGCATCATCTGTGCAAGCATTTGACGCTCTTGGGTCACTTTCTGAGTTACTTCCTCAACTTGCTTTTTAGCTTCAGCAGCTTCAGCCATGCCCTTTTGGATATACTTTTGCCCTGAGTACCCGCGTTTGAGTTCATCTAGGCTTACCTCTTTTTCTTCGCCATCTACTCTGACGCGATAAATAGGTTCCTCTTGAACTTCGCTTTCTTCAGCTTCTTCGTATTCCTCATCCACGCTTTCTTCACTGGCTTGGATCTCAGTGTCATCCACAACTTCAGCTTGAGCTTCCACCGCTTCGGGCTGATCGTCATCAGTTACCTCTACAGCATCTTCTATAGCTTCTTGCGGATTTGGGGCTTCTATAATCAAATTTTCGGCAATAGCCCCTAAGTCATTGCCGTTGATTGGGTTAGTCGTGTCCACGGTGCTTTCCCTTCTTTTGAAGGAGCTTAACTGCATCCACATCGGCTTGCAGTAAGCTCTCAATTGCATTTAAGGCCCGCAGAATTGCGTGTGCCTCCTCGCGGTTGGATACGTCATCCTTACCGCTACTTGCGAAAACACTTTTTTGATGTTCTCGCAAATCCTCTATGGTTTCTCTAAACCAATCATTTTGCAGCAGAGATTGTGAGCGCTTGCCCCTTGTTTCAATATCCACCGGCCATTCCCATCATTTGCGCATTATGCTCACGAATAGCGTTTTGCTCTTGCTTTACGCCCTCTACGTCAACTGCTGCGCCGTACTTGCCAAGGATCTCAGCAACCTTAATTGCAAGATCTTGCACCATCTCATCACGCTGAAGATCGTCATCCATGCCAAGCTTGTGCATTTTATACTGCTGATCCATCTGCGCTTTTGCCATGTCAACTTGCGCTTTTGTCTGAGCTTTCATTTGCTCCGTTTGCAAGAATGCAGCATTTGGATCTTGTTGCTGCTGCGCCATCATAGCTTGCTGCTGCTGCGCCATTGCCATCATTTGCTGCTCAATTTCCATCGTCATCGGCATAAAATATCTGTCAGCGTTTCTAATGCCACCCAAAGCCAACATGTCAGCCATTGTGTTGCGTAGCTGTGTGAGCGTCACAATGCCGTTCTGCGGGCCGTAAGTCTGATATACTTGCTGCTGTATAGCAAATGCTTGTTGCAGCGCTGCTGCCCGCTCATTCTCGCGCCCTGTCCCTATTCCGACATTAACAATCAAATCCATTTCCGCATCCCATGCTCTAGGGTCTACGGGAACAAAAGAACCATTAAGGCGCATCAACTGCTCATCATCAGTGTGTTTGACCATCAACTCCAACATGCGCCGAAACAATTGACGCATACCACCTTCAGCGAAGTTGCGGGCTATAACTTCAGCTTGACCTGTTTGGCCCTCTTGAGATGCAGCAATCGCTGTCGCTGTCGAAGATTTCAAAACGTCTGGATCAAGACCTTGCGCCATTTTGCTAACGCCGGTTTTGTTATCTACCAATTGGTCAAAATACTGCATGGCCGGTAAAGTTTGACCAGCCGTGAAAGGAACAGTCATTTCTGTCACCGCTGCCGGTGATTTAACCCTTACAATCCTGCCTATTTCATTGTTTAAAAGGTCTTCGACTGCAACTTGCCCGTCTACAATTTGCAATGCTGGATTGTTAGTCAGCGCCACGTTGTCCAAAACACCTCGCAGCATCGCTGTAGCAGCGTCCTGATCGTCCATGACCAGATCTACAAGAGAAGTGCCAAAGAAAGCATGTGGCTCTGGATCGCACTCAAAAATAGCGTATGGAATGTGATCTGCTTCATAAAAATTTAGCAGCTTGTAGGAAGATCCAGCGCACAGAAATTGATACAAGACCGGCACACCCGATCCTTCTATATCGAGCTCCATATATGCTGTTGTTACAGTTATTTTTTTAGACGCTGTAGAGGTGTTCTCATCATCGTCATCTGTGGCATACCCACGGCGCTCAAATTCGGCCTCATCATCCATTGTACTGTAGTCAGATCCATCAAGACCAGCCAAGTCATCTAAGCTAAAACCCATAGCCAAAAGATCAGAAACCCGCATTTCTGTGCTGTGTCCAATACAGTAACAATTATCAACAGAGCGGGCATTTCTATCTACAAAGAAATCTTCTGGCGGTACACTTTCTATGCATAGATCACCATGAGGCATTGACCGTGCAATTTTAACGTCATGCTCTGGGGTTTCTATTTCCATTCCCATCTCATCTACGGTGATGGTCATGCGGGCTTCATGCTCTAAAACCTCTACATCATCTTCTTTGACAATAACAGTAAATGCCTCATCAGTAAGATTGGTGAACGTGTGGATCTCTGTTTCCATGTTGTCTTTGTGGTAAACGTAAGCAATCCCCGCCTTCTTCACCATAGCATCTTGAAAAACATCGTTCAGCACACGATACCCATCATGCTGCTGAAACTTGTAACTTATATATTGCGTAGCCTGTTCTGCTGATTGCACATCTTCTGGCCCACGCGGCACAAACTCAACAGGCTTTTCGCTTGTCAAAAAAATGCGTTGAATAGATGGCTTCATGCCACGCACGACTTCACGGCACTTAGTTGCTACAACCCTTGACCGACCTTCTTCATAGCCAATATCAACTTCCCCATCAAAGTACCGTTGAGCTTTAATTCTTTGAGGCGCTATTTCACCGTCTATGAAATCCACCGCATCTTGAATTGCTTTGGAAACAATGCTTTCAATCTGTACTTCGTCTAATGGTTCTAAACGCATGTTGCTTCCTTTAATCTAACAATCCACCAGCACGGCGTTCTGTTTCTTTTTGACCGGCACTGCCTAAGATTACAGCAATTTCATTAGCAAGCATTTGATTTTCTTCTTGCGTTCTAACTTTTCCTCGCAGTGCATCTTGCATAATTTCAACAGCCTTTAGAGCTTTATCTGTTCCCCGATCAGTTAAGGCTCTAGCAATGTCGTTGTAAATAGCTGTTCGTCTGCTATCCACCATCTCATCAGTGAAGCCCGTCAAATCAGAAACAATCTTTTGCGCTGCCTCAAAGGGTTTGCCTTGCAGCAAAGAACTTGCTGGCCCAAATTGTGTTTGATCTTCAATGCTTTTTTGTGTTGATTGCCGAATAGCTGTTTGAGATCCCTGTCTAAACTGACTTCTCACTAAAGCAGACTGCGCCACCTCATCAATTTGTTTAAGCATATCGGGTGCTTGGTTGCCTAAAATCATAGTAATTTTTTCACGCGCTGCATCAGAAGATGTTAAGCGGTAAAATGCATCAAGCTGTCTGGCCTCTAAATCTGGGTCACTAGGAACGCTTTTAACATCTTTCAATACTTTCTTGATGTACTGGCTTAACCCCATTCTTAAAGCTTGTGTTTGAGCATCAGAAGGATTTGAACCAACAACATCAAAAACATCTTCAATTTCTGTTTGGGGTTTCAATGCATCACGGCCCAATTTAAAAGCAGTTTGTTCCGAAATTGTATCGCCACCTAATTTTACTGCCTCATCATACAAACGTCTATTTGTTTGAGGATCAATAACCGCTTCACCTAATGCTGATCTAAGCTGCCTTGCAAGTCTAGCATACCGATCACCTCTACTTGTTAATCTGTAAGTGCTAGGATCTCTGTTTTGTTCCGCTAAGGATTGCAATGCTCTTTTAAGATAATCCAATTGCTGCACATTTGGCTGTTCAGTTATGCTTCTAATATTACCAGCAGCGTCAACATTTATTTTAAGCTGTTGGTTTTTTATGCCCGCAGACAACATATCAGCATTTGCTTCTTCAAACGCTTCTTTTAAAGTTTTACTATCAATTCTTGATATAACGTCCTCAATTGCCAAACCTGTTCTGTCTGCGTAATTTATCGGAAACTTATAAGCTGCATCATACGCAGTTTGTCTTTGATCCCTTGTCGCATCATAAATTTTGTTTACCGCTTCTCTTGGCCCAAGGGGTGCATCACCTAAAGTATCTGTTAAAGTTTTTTCAAGATCACCCTTAACTGCACCAGCCCGTGCCTCTAGGGCATCACCAATCGTCTGTGATGGTTGTGGGCCAGATTGCCCAGCCGCATCAGCCAGCGCCCTAGCCGCAACGCCCGCATCAACAAGCATACCTTGCTCACCAGCTTTTTTAATGGCGTCAGAAGCAGATTGTAAATTGCCACCTTGGTTAAAAGCATTTTTTATAACCATTGCAGCGCCACGGGAAATCCCCAAAGCAGATGCAATCATTGGCACATCGGATTTACGCAAGACGTCTAAAATATTTCTTCCAGCAGCACCAACAACCGGCAACCCTGCTCCTACCGCAGCGCCAGTTGCCCCACCGATTGCTCCACCCTTTAAGCCTTCTGTAAGCCTTCGACCCTGTTGAGCTTCACCAGAAGCTTGGATGGCTCCTGTCACCGCACCAGAACCAGCAGCAGCAAGTGAACCTCGCGCAACATTTGTAAGCATACCCTTTGATGGATCTCCTGCTAAAAATTTAGCAAGTTGTGGAAACCTCATAGCTAAGGCAGCAGCTTCAGCAACACCTACTCCCGCTTGCGCTGCAAATGTTTCTATTGGGCGCTCTGCACGTTGTGCAGAAGATATTGCCCGCATAGCAGCTTGCGCGTCATTGCCAAAAAATTTTCCCGCTACTTCATCTAAATAAGAACCCGCGCCAAATCCCATAGACTGACTTGCTGCCATTACCGGCCCTGTCATTCTGCCTAATGGCGATTGTTCTTCAGCCGCACTTAAAACCATTTGGTTTGCAAATTGTGTTGTGGCTTCCTTTTCACCCATATTTTTAGCTTTAAATTCAGCTATTTTATCTGGATCTGATGATGAAAAACCAGAGCCAACAAAAACTTCTTTGCCACTTGGATATTGCAAAATAGCACTGCCATCTTTGTTCCTAGCAGAAACAATAGGTTGTGTCCTCATGTCAATTCTATCAGACATAGACAAAGCTTGCTCTGGAGAGTTAGCAACAATTCGCACTAAACTGTTGGTTTCCTTCATACGAATGAAGTAAGGTTTTTTAGCCATTATTGATCCTCAATCGTATTTCCACTAGGAGATGTTGTAGGGCTTTGAGCCTGTTGTTTTTCTAGCCTTTTTCTTTGCTCTATATAATCATCGGTTCCAAAAATCGGGTTTAATTGTTGAGCAATTCTTTGAGCTTCTGCTGACGCATAGTTTTGACCTTCACCGGCAGATGCCATCATCAACCTTGTTGCCAATTGTCTATTTAAACGCTTTTGGTTAATTGTCGCAGGATCATCAAAAGGTTGTGGGAAATACTGTTTATTAGCATTTTCAAATTCACTTTCAGCAATTGCAGCGCCACTTTCACGCCTTAAAATAGCATTAACAAAATTTCTTCTAGCTTGGTCATACTGTTGAAATTCTGGACTTATTATTGCGTTTCCAAATATTGGCACTTGTGCTGCTAAACTTTGAAAAAGATCGGTTCCCACGCCTTCAGTCGCAGACAAAGTTGCTTCAGCCATCTCCATACGACCACCGTAAATCATAGACGATGCTTCGCTTTCTTTAACATTAATTGAGCTTGGATCTATTCCAGATATAATTTCGTATTGACCCGTTTCGGGATTAAATCTGCGGATCGTTGCTGTGTCTTTGCCTTCATGAATTACTTGTCCAGTTGTACGGTCAACTAGATTTTTACCTACAACAACATACCTATTTTGCGACAACCTTGCATTGTTTAAATCCCTAGCTTGTAAATCAGACAAATACCCGCCGAAAGCTTGTGAACCATCTACCGCCCCAGCTTGAACTGCGGCTAAATATCTAGCTGCTATCGTATCACCCGCATCAGCCCGTTTCTGTAGCTCCGCTATAGTGCGGTTGCGAGCCTGACCTTTCATTCTAGCTTGACCAGACTGCATCATTTGCTGCCGGTAATTAGCAGATTGCGGGTTCATAGGGTTTAAAACAGATGCAGCCATTCCCAAGCGGTTGGCAAAGTTTAGGCCGGTCTCCTCATCTGGACGCCTTACACGATCAAGTAAACCTAATAGGCCGCTTCTAGGTGCTTGGTTTGGGTTCATACTCATCTAAAAATCCTCTAAGCGAATTGACCAGCCGCCATAAGATAGTCAAGAAATCCTGCGTTATAACCTTGCTGCTGACCCTGCAAGTTAGGAACACCAGACATAGCGCCCAAGAACGTAGCCAATCCCTGCTGTGGAGCGCCGGTATATCCCGCATATTGTTGCTTTCCAGCGTTGATAAGATCTTGCATCATTTGACGCTGCTGCTGGCCTTGCTGCATTTGCTGTTGCTGTATTGCCTGACCGTAACCAAACGATTGACCACCTAAACCAGCCATTTGCTGCGCTGCACCCAAACGTGTACCCATTGCAGCTTGTTGAGCAGCAAGATTTTGTGATTGCGCAGAAGCCCTTTGACCGGCCGCATACTGATTAGCTGCCGTTTGAGCAGCAACATCCTGCCCTGCGAGGCCAAGAGCAGTATTGTACCCCTGCTGACGCATTCTGGTAGCCGTGTCAGCCATTTGCTGAGTATAACCCTTCATAGCTTCGCCCATAGCAACACCATGCCGCGAACCGCCAAAAGCTCTGGCCTGTTGCGCTTGAGCATCTAGCTGGTTCATTCCCAACTGCGCTTGCGTCCCAATATCTCGCATAGATTGCTGAACAACCTGTGTTTCATACGGATTTGTATATGGAGAAAGATTTGTTCCAGCTATTTGACCGGCCTGATAACTCTCAGGCGTAATCCCCATTGGAGTAAAGCCTAAGCCTTGCTGAGTAGTAGCCAAAGCTGCTTGCTGCGCACCAGAAGCTTGCTGGTATGGATTTGCAGCCATTTGTGGGTTTGCAC